TGGGTCTGGAGCTGTTGGACTTTAATACTATAGTCCAACAGCAGACCCGGACCCGGGCTCTGCTTACCTATAAATACCCCTCCCCTCTCCCTCTTTTCAATCAATTTTTCTGTATCCACTCAAATGGCGGTCAGATCTTCTCGTCGGAATCCTTTTGCGGGGCGTCGTCCTGCACGTCGCTCCAGACCCACACGCACCACCAATTGTCGTCGGCGCTACTCTAAGCGAAGGCGTACTACGCGCCGTAAGCGTGGCCCGATGTCACGTCGATCCATTCTCAATGTCACGTCGGTGAAGAAGCATGACAAGATGCTTACGTGGTCTACGACTAATGGTGACGGCTCTGCCCGTGAGATTGCGCAGGGTCCTCTTGTGTTGCTTGGTCAAGCTGTCAGCCAGGGCAATTTGCATGCAGCTTACGTTATTCCGTTTTCGCCTACTCAGCGCGCACCCATCAAATCTACAGCGTTTTTACCAGGTTCTCCTTTCGACACGGCTACTCGTGGAAAGACTTCGTGTTTTATGCGAGGTTATTCCGAACAATTACGTTTTCGGACTCAAAATGGAACTGGTTGGCGCTGGCGCCGGATTGGGTTTACTGCGAAGCTTGGCAATATCACGTCAGCTTCGTTTGATGGAACGGTGCAAAACCGACAGCTCACTTCTACGGGTTATGTTCGACCCATGTCGTTCATGGCAAATCCCGACGATTTTTATCAACTTTTGTTTAAGGGTACTCAAGGCATTGATTGGCTTGACCCAATGACCGCCGTTGTGGATCATGAGCGTCTTACTCTTAAGTCCGATGTCACCCGGTCTATTTCTTCTGGAAATGAGGAGGGTGTGGATAAGATTTTCAAACTTTGGCATCCAATGAACTCGACTCTTGTTTACAATGATGACGAGATTGGTGGTGAAGAGGCGTACTCTTCTGTTTCAGTTCAAAGCAAGGCTGGCATGGGTGATTATTTCATAATCGATATTATCCAGTCAGGTGTTAATGCAGGTGGGTCATCTGCATTGGTTGTGGAGGCTGAGTCTACTCTGTACTGGCATGAGCGATAGGCTCGTCCAGTCTGATGAAAATACAATTTGCTTCCAGCCACTCCACTTCGTCTGCCCTAAGTCCAAATTCTTGGCGGGGGTCTTCATTGTTTATCCAGATGGAGGGCCTTCCCCAATGAACCAACTTCTTGCCTTTGTACTTGTCTGTGACGTAAAATTGATTCTGGTGTCCAAGCCAGAACTTGTATGAGGGCAAAAACTTGAGCCCTCCAAAATCATCAAATATGGCATATTCCGCAGTGTCGATGCCTTCCTCCATTGAAAAGAGTCCTCCAAAGTAGGCATGGTTGCCTAATGACCGTGCCCAAATCGTTTTTCCGGTCCGTGTCGGGCCGTACAGTACTAACGATTGGCCGCGCACTGTATAAATCAGCAAAGTTCAGATTCTGGAACTGGCGGCCTCGAGGGGAGGCGCTGCGGCGTGCCGAGGGACGAGGTGGTAGCCATGGAGCCTTGGCGACTGCAGCCGGACCGACGGTCAAGACGTACCTCCAGGAGTGTATCCTCGCAAATTCTTTGTGACCCATTCAGACAATTCATCCACTCCGCTTGTGTCGATAGTAACCCCTGTCGGAGTGCTGTAGGGGTCACGTGACACTCTGTAACGATGCTCCGCATAAGCTCTGCACTGAGTGAAAGATCGTACCATCGCACAAGGATCCAGCTCTCCAAGTAGCTTCCAAAACTCGTCAGCAGTCTCTGCCGATGTAATCTCAGTCCATTTGTCATGAGAAGATGGAAGTCGAGTTCCACTTGATTCACTGGGTCTCTCCAGTCCACCTGCAACAACGTCGCCGTCTTTGATTGCATAGTCGTAGCCAACCCACGGCTGGCCTCGAGATTGTTCAATGTTAGGGTGACATCCCGCAACATCAAAGACACGTGTGTTCCTCGAGCGGTATTTCTCTCCGAAGTCGATGAAAGCGTGGAGATGAGTTCCCTCATCAGCGTGCAACTCTCGACCAATGATACACTCTGCACCAAGCTTCGAGAAATGATCAGACACTGCAAACGGGTCGAGGTCTCCACATTGTGCGTAGGTGATGAGGGCATAGCGAGCCTGGAATCTGAAAGATGATGACATAAGCTGGGTCTGGAGCTGTTGGACTTTAATACTATAGTCCAACAGCAGACCCGGACCCGGGCTCTGCTTACCTATAAATACCCCTCCCCTCTCCCTCTTTTCAATCAATTTTTCTGTATCCACTC